ACTTCATCCTGACGCTCCAGCACTGGTTCGGGATTTCGGCGCAGGGGACGTCGCGGGACCAGCGGATCTTGTTTCTGTACGGGCCGGGCGGCAACGGCAAGGGCGTCCTGCTGCGGACGGTTGCCGGGCTTCTCGGGAAACACGCCGTCAACGCCCCCAACGACCTGCTGATGCTGGAGAAGTATTCGCGGCACGGCACGCACCTGATCGACGTGCTGCGGGCGCGGATGGCGATGGCCACGGAGGTGGATGACGACGCGACGTGGGACGTGGCGCTGATCAAGAAGATCACCGGCGGCGATCCGATGCAGGTCAACAGGATGCGGCAGGATCCGTTTGAGGTGCTGGCCTGCTGCATCATCACGATCTCGGGCAACAAGAAGCCAGCCCTGAAGGGGATCGACGACGCGGTCAAGCGGCGGTTTCTGGTGGCGACGTTCAAGCTCAAGCTGGAGGAGGGTCAGGTGATCGTCGATCTGGAGAAGGAGTTCATCCGCGAGGAGGGACCGGCGATCCTGCGGTGGATTATCGACGGTTCGGTAGCCCGCGAGAAGGCCGGGCGGCTGCACGTCGCCCGCGTCATTGCCGACGACACCAAGGACTACTTTGAGGAGGAAAATGTGCTCCAAGACTTCATCCAGACCCATCTGGAGGTCGAGCCGGAGGGCCAAAACCTGAACTGGTCGGAAAAAACATCCAATGTTTTCAATGCATGGCGCGACTACAACTCACGTTCTGGACGCAAAGCCGGGGCGCAAAATACGTTCACGACCGAGATGATGGCGGCCGGGATCAAGTACAAGAGGGCCAACGACGGGCGGTATTTCCTCAATGTTCGCTTGAAGTTAGGCTGGAATACGTGAGGTTACCGGACGGTGACGCCGGTGACGCCAGTGACGGACTTTTCCCTCTATAACAGTGTATCGCGCGTGTACAACCCGGTAGATAGGTGGGTGCGTCACCTGCGTCACCGTCCCCGGCACGGCAAATTGCAATCCGCGGCCATTCCGACCCCGGCCAGTACGGCCCCGGCCATCACTGGCCCGGCGTTTCACGTGAAACAATTGGAACCTTTGGGCGGCGGAACTATATGGAAGGTATGTTGATGATTGAAGTTAACCTGATCCTGATCGGCAAGGACTGCTGGGCGGCATTGATGCAGGACGGTTCGGTGCTGCTGTCCGAGACCTCCACGCCCCGGGCGGACGTTGCGATGGCGCTGCTGCGGCAGGGCATGGACCCGCGGAGTCGGCTGGTGATCCGGCACGGTGCCCGGGTCATTGCGTCCGATATGCTGGGGATAATCGGTGGGCATCCTGTGGTTTGCAGCGACGTTGACATGGTCGAGAAGGACTGACCGGTCCCCTCTAAGCCTCTCTCATTGCTCGCGTTATTGCTCGCGTTAAGCAAACATGCAGGATCGCAGCCTGCGATCATTGCCCGCGTGGAGCCTCGACGGTTAAGTGCTTCTCATTGCTCGCGTTATTGCTCGCGTGAGATCATTGCCCGCGTTAAGCCTTTGTCATTGCTCGCGTTATTGCTCGCGCTATCAATGCTCGCGCTTATTGCTCGCGCGAGGGCCTGCGCGATCATTGCTCGCGTTAAGCCTCTCTCATTGCTCGCGTTATTGCTCGTGTGGGGGCCTGTGGGCGGGTCAGACGGGGCCTCTCATTGCTCGTGTAGAGCCTCTCCCGGCCGACTTTCCGGGGCCGCGATAAACGGCCATTCCCATCCTAATTCTCGGCATTCTGCCGTAAAACAGCCCCAAACCGCCCCGGATCGGGCTTTTTGGTACCAAAAATGCGGGAAAACCACCGGCCTCATCACCGGGCGGGCCACTTCGTGGTATCACCGGCCGTCGGCGGCGTCAATCCGTCGCCGCCGCATGGCTGTGGTACCACGAATGCATGGCCCGGCCGCCGCCGCGCTAGAGCGCGGCGTCGTAGGCCCGCACCGCCGCCGCGATGGCGTCGGCGGCGCGCGCCAGCGTCTCCGACTCGCTGGCCTCGCGCGTCTCCAGCGTGGCGCGCATCGCATCGCGATGGCGCTCGGCGATCTCTTCCCAGTAGGCAATGTGTTGGGCGATTGTCATTTCCATGATCCTAAGATAGTGGCGCTTGACTGAGAAGTCAAGCGCCTATTGTCAATTAAGTTTGAATTGTTTGAGCCACTGCGGACCTAGCTCGTTGCGGAGCCTGTGAAGTTCATGGCAACTCCGACCGTTGCGCGCGATAAAGATTCGTGCGGCTGGCCAATAGTCGAAGGCGAGTCGCTCTTTCCAAGTGCGACCGAATTCGGCGATGAACGCGCGGACCGCTTCTAATTCATCGGCGGTCAAGTCGCGATACTTTTGATTCTCTTGTTTCATTTCAGACTCCGTTGTTCGTTTCAGTGTCAGGAATATAGCACGCCGTTTTGAGAAGTCAACAGCTTATTGACATGTCTGCTATGCAAAAAAGATGACAATGACTTGTTGACTTCTATTCGCGGCATGCTACATTGCAATTGTTGAAACGAAAGAGAGTCTGCCATGAACAAGAGAGAAGCAATCGAAGTCGCGGGACCGCTTGGTTATCCCAGCAAAATGCCGGGCACGTCTTACGGAATCTCCGCGCATGCTTGCATCACTGGGTCCAAGCTTGCCAAGGTCGAAGGGAGCGTATGCCATGACTGCTACGCTTTGAAAGCCAACTATCAATATCCGAGTGTCGCGCAAGCGCACGAAACACGACTCCAAGGCCTGTCAAATCCCGCTTGGACTGGCGCAATGGTTATGATGATAACCCGCGCGCATGCCATCGGCAAAGGTCGCAATGGTCCGATAGCGGTCGGCTGGCATCGCTGGCATGACTCGGGCGATTTGCAATCGGTCGCGCATTTGGAAAAGATTTGCGAAGTCGCGCGCCAGACTCCGCATATCAAGCATTGGTTACCGACTCGTGAGTTGGGAATCGTCAAGGCGTTTGAGAAAGGCGGCGGAGTTGTTCCGAAGAATCTTGTTATCAGGGTTAGCGCAACAATGGTCGACGGCGATGCAACGCAAGCATGGCCTACGACAAGCGGAGTCCATGACAAGGCGAAAGCCAAAGGTCGGACTTGTCCCGCGCCAAAGCAGGAAGGCAAGTGCGGCGATTGTCGCGCATGCTGGAATCCAAAAGTAAAGCATGTGAGTTATCATCTACACTAAATGAAAATAACCTATTGACTTGTCCAGGTGGACAGTCTATATTCAAACCATCGGCGGAGCATGGTGCTCCGCCGCAAAACAGAAAGAGCCTGCTATGACCGACCATACCGAATCACTCCGCCGTGAGATGATTGAAACTAACCAGCCGTTCGTTGATTGCGTTGCGGCTGACCGCCGTTATACCACTGCGGAAATGTCCGCTGAATTCAGTGTCGTTGGATTCGCCGCGCCTTTCGTTGTCGTTGTCCGCAAGTCGGATGGAGTCAAGGGATCAATGGAGTTCACCCATAGTCCGCGATTCTATTTCAACTTTGTTGCGGACTGACATCATTGCCCGCGCGGGATCATTGCCCGCGCGGGATCATTGCCCGCGTTATTGCTCGCGCGGAGCCTGCCCGATCATTGCTCGCGTTATTGCTCGCGCTAATCATTGCTCGCGCTAAGCCCGATCATTGCTCGCGTTAATCATTGCTCGCGTTAAACCTTCGCGCGGCGCGACCTAGGTCTAGGTCGCGCCGCGCGCGGCGCGCGCCGCGCGGTACCTTGGCAGGCTCCCGCGCGGCGCGACCGCCGACCGCAAGCGCCCGCGCGGGCGCTTTTTGGCTATGGCCATAGGCGCGCGCGCGCGCGCGCCACCACCACCACCACCACCACCACCACCACCGACCGCCGCGGCGGTCGCCCGCGGCGCGCCGCCCGCGGTCGCGGTCGCCCGCGCCGCGGGCGCGCCCGCGCCCGTCGGGCGCGGGCGGTCGCCCGCGCGGAGTCTGACGTACGCGCCAGCAACTCCGACGGTCGGCGCTGGCGCGCCGACCTATGGGGCGGGCGGTCGGCGCTTGCGCCGACCGCCCGATGGTTAAGCCGCGACCGCCGTTCTGGCGTTTGTGCGGACCGTTGTCACGTCTTTTGACGTGCTATGGTCCGCGACCATGGTCGCGACTTGCTCCGACCATTTATCGCGCGGCATGCGCAACGATGGTTTGAGCGTTTCGGCGATTCCTTTCCAGTCAATCGTTTCGCGCGGCGCAATGGATACGGTCGCGCGGAATGTTTCGCCTTCATAAGCGCCCGCGCCCATGGCAACGAGTCGCGCATGCTGAATTTTTGCCTTGGACTCAAGGTCGGCAATTTGCGCCTTGATAAATCCCAAAGCATCGGCGGGATGGATATTCGTCATTATCAGACTCCTTGTCGGGAACGGCGGTATTGCCTGCCGACCGCTTGTATATGGCATGGCCTATCAGAGAAGACAATAGGCCATGGTCAACAAAATTGCATAGCAGACATGTCAATAAGGCGTTGACTTTCGTAATTTGGGAAATTATAAACATGACTGTTGACGGGATGTCCCGCCGACATAAACCGCCCCAAGGGGCAGAAAGAGTCTGATATGTCTATCTATACCAATACCGCCCGTTTCGACACTGGCCGCGCCTTGACCGAGTCCGAGCTTTACAAGCTTGCGCCTTCTGTTTTTGCGACAACGGCGCATGAGTCGCGGTCGGAGCGTTTCGCGCCAATCCCGACCATTGAAATTGTTCGCGGCTTGGAAAAGGAAGGTTTCGGAGTCGTCGGAGCAAAACAGTCTGTGACTCGTGTCGCTGGCAAGTCCGACTTTACGAAACACTTGCTGCGAATTCGCAAGCTTGATGCCGACTCGTCTTATGCGGTCGGCGATACGGTCGCGGAAATGCTTTTGAAAAACGCGAACGATGGAACGGCGGCTTATGACCTGTTCGCGGGATTGTTTCGTATCGCTTGCCTGAATTCGCTTGTGTCGCAAGTCGGCACAATCGACTCGGTCAAGGTCCGACATTCGGGCGATGTCATGTCCAAAGTAATTGACGGGACATTTACCGTTGTCGAAAATGCCAAGCTTGCGCTGGCCGCGCCCGCACAATGGGCGCAAGTCAAGCTTGACCGCGAAGAGTCGCTGGCAATGGCAGAAGCCGCGCGGGCGATTCGTTTCGGCGATGCCGACGGCAATGTTGACTCGCCCATTACCGCGACTCAACTGTTGACCGCCCGCCGTCGGGAGGACTCGGAGCGGAATAACCTTTGGACAAATTTTAACGTCCTACAGGAAAACGTGATTCGCGGCGGCTTGCATGGAGTCACGGTCGACGCGAACAATCGTCGGCGCAACATGACGACTCGGGCGATTAACGGAATCGATCAAGACGTGAAATTGAATCGCGCCTTGTGGACTCTGGCGAATCGTATGGCCGAATTGAAAGGAATCGCGGCGGTCTAATCCCATCGGGCGCGGCGCAAGCCGCGCCCGACCTTTCATCTAGGTCGGAGTCTGTCATGCCAGTTTTTAATTTCAGCGCCCGCCGAGTCGGCGGGATATGGTTTTGCAAGGTCGGGCGATTCTGTTTTTCGTTTTGCCTGACTCGGGAATATCGGGCGCTTTAGTTGACCATAGCCTATTGACTTGTGAAAGCGCCGCGCCCATATATTGGGAACGGCGCTTTTGCCGTTTATGGAGTCTGACATGTCGAATCGTTCTAATGCCGCGCCCGCGACCGTTGCCGGAATTGGCCTAGTCGCTGGACTCGTTCTGGCGGGATGGATTAGCCGACCGCCCGCCGTTGACTATGTGGCGCTTGCGGCGGTCGCGCGGGCGGTCACGGTCGCGCCAGCGCAAGCCGCGCCAGCGCCCGCGCCCGTTGTCGCGGCGGTCGCGCCAGCGCCCGCGCCCGTCAAGGTCTCGGTCGCGCCAGCGCCCGCGCCCGTCAAGGTCAAGCGCCACAAGGCGCGCCCGACCGCCGCGCCCGCCCGCGTCGTTTACCTTGTCCCGTTCCATCACAGTTGCACTTGCGGCTTGTGATTCCCTAGGTCGGGCGCGCCAGCGCCCGACCTTAATGTTTGCGACCATGCCGCGCCCGACCTAGTCGGGCGCGGCTTGCGTTTTGCGCGGTCGCGCGGTCGGCGCTGGCGCTGGCGGGCGCGCCAGCGCCGCGCGGTCGGGCGCTGGCGCGGGCGGGCGGTCGCGCGGGCGGGCGCGGCGCTGGCGCTGGCGGTCGGCGCTGGCGCGGCGGGCGGGCGCGCCAGCGCCGACCGCCGCGCGGTCGGCGGGCGCTGGCGCGGGCGGGCGCGGCGGGCGGGCGCTGGCGCGGCGGGCGGTCGGCGCTGGCGCTGGCGCGCCAGCGCCGACCGCCGCGCGGGCGGTCGGGCGCGGCGCTGGCGCGGGCGCTGGCGCGCGCCCGCCGCGCGGGCGGGCGCTGGCGCTGGCGCTGGCGCGGGCGCGCCAGCGCCCGCGCCAGCGCCTTGGCGCGGCGTTGCCGTTTTGCCACGGAGTGTTGCCGAAAGGCAACACTCCGCGGCAAAACGGGAACGGAACGTGAACAAACTGGGCGGCCCGGAACACATATGTTTTAGCCCTTTTTCTTTCCGTCAATCTGTCGTAGGATGCGGTTGATCTATTGAATTTGGTATCAGCCCGAAGCCGGAATCGCCGTCGAGTTTTTTCTGGTTTCTAAACCACGACAGGATGACGGATGCGCATATCTCTTCGTGGTACCAAGAACTGGGCCTCCACGCCCACCAAGAAGATCCCGGCCCAGCCCAAGATGACCAACCAAGAATTCCGCTCGCTGTGTGCGCAACTTGGTATCAGGGACAACGCCACCGCGGCCGAGTTGCTAGGCCCCAGCTGGCGGACCTGCCAGCGATACTGGTACGACGAGGTCGCGGTCCCGGCCCCGCTCGCGCGCCTCCTCCGGCTGGCCGTCCGCCTCAAGCTCAGCCATCTCGACCTGCGCAAATCTGGTGCACGCATTGTCCTTCAGGACACCTCGACAGAATGACGGAATCGGGATATGGGTCCGCCAAATCCAAGGGGGAACCATGGCACGTTCGGACTGGGCAGCCCTCTTAACTGAACCAGCTGCCGAATACCTCGCCCAATCGGAACTGCTGCGCTTCGGTCTCCAGCCGTACCTGCCGCAGATCAAGAAGCGCCACCACACCCGTGGCGGCTCCTACGTCATGCGGCACTTCCCGTTGTTTCCCCGCTACCTGCTGATCCCCATCAACGACGCCCACCACCCGTCCATCCGCCTAGCCCGCGGCATCTGTAGGTACCGCCACGTCCTGTCCGATGAAGACGGCAGGCCGTGGCGGGCACCCTCGAAAACCATCGAAGCCGTCCGCGAAGCCGAAAGTCAGGGTCGCTTCGATGAGATCCTCCACAAGGGCGACCACGTCACCCTCGTCTATGGTGTTCTTTCTACAGTACAATCCGTCTGCTCTTCTGATATCACGACCGGCATGATCGAGATCCTGATGCCGCTGTTCGGCGGCTCCAGAGCCACCGTCAACGCCGCCAAAGTCGTCCACATGTAGCAACTGCTTGCCAAACCGACACAATTGGCAGTAGGTTTCCCGGCAATTCGTGATTTGACCAGTTTTCGGGTCGACCGGGTGTCCTCGGAGGTCTCACACGAAGGCACAACCGGATGCGCCCCGCGCAGACCGAGTCGAGGTAATGACAAAAAAGCTGGTTCCCCCACCCAAGCGCGCCAAGGCACGGGTCAAGCCCGGATACATGCGCGACGGCCGCAAGAAGGTGCCTCCTCCAAAGAAGACCCGGGAGGAGATTCAAGCTGCGAATCTGGCCCGGGTTGAAGCGCGTCACAACATTACGCCGTCTCTCGTTGCTACCATGATCCTCAAGCAGCGCGGCCTCCTGACACAGGTCTGCCGCTCGCTCAAGGTGCCCCGGGAGACGCTGCGGCGCTACATCGACAAGCACCCAGAGTGCGTCGATGCCATGGAGAACGCCGTCGCGGCGATGGGCGACAAGGCCGAGTCCAAGCTGTTCGAAGCCATCGACGCCGGTGACACCCGCTGCATTCTTTTCTACCTCACGACCGTCCACCGCCACCGTGGCTACGCCATGCGGCCGGAGGACCAGTCGGCCGCCGAATCAAACGGCCGCGGCCCCGTGTTCGTCGAGACCGTCAACATCGTCGGCATTCCCTCCGGCACGTTCCTGCCGAAAGAGATCGCGCAAAAAGACAACATGGTCATCGACAATTGATGACCAGTCCTTTTCGGTTTCGTCCGCCCGAACAGGAAGATGTGGATCACGACGGCAAGGTGGTCGACGACTGGGAAGACAACGCGCTGTCGAACGCACTGGCGTGGTCGTCGCAGACTTTTCTGAAGAACTGGTGCCAGACGCCGGAGCACTGGACGTCACGCTTCGCCAACTATCTCTACACCAGCTGCCCGTGCTGCATGATTTTCAGGGGACTGACCATTGGCTTTGTCATCGGTAGCATTCTATGGATCTTGATACTCGCCGTGGCGGTGACACTCTAGCCAAGCCCACCGGCGGCAAGGGTTACGCCAAGCTTCGTGCTCAGAACGCTGGCCGTGCCGCCGCCGCCGAAGCCAGACTCGGTCAGAAGTTTATCGACACGCTGTTCGCCAACGATATCCGCCACAAGGCGCTGCACGGTGGTCGTGGCTCAGCAAAATCTTGGTCGGTCGCGACCTACCTGCCGATCCGCGCCAGCCAAGCCAAGAAGCGCATCGTCTGCGCCCGTCAGTTTCAGAACTCGATCCGCGACTCCTCCAAGGAGTTGATCGAGAAGCGCATCCGTTCGCTGGGCATGTCGAACCAGTTCACCATCACGGATCGCTACATCATTCACGACGGCACCAAGTCTCAATTCATATTCGTCGGCCTTGAGCGAAACGTCGAAAGCATCCGCTCGCTGGAAGGTGCCGACATCGTCTGGATCGAAGAGGCCAAGACGATCTCCGCCAAGAGTATGGAGATCCTCCTGCCGACCGTGCGTAACGCCGGTTCCGAATTGATCTGGACATGGAATCCTGACAAGCCCACGGATCCCGTTGACGCTTATTTCCGAAAAGGTGCGCCGCCGCCACGCAGCATCGTCACGGAGGTCTCCTACCGCGACAATCCGTTCTTCGAAAATACCGAAATGCCGAACGAGATGCAGGTTCTCAAGGACGGCAATTTCACCCGGTACCAGCATGTCTGGGAGGGCGCTTATGACATTTCGTACGAGACCAAGGTGTTCACCCGGGTACGAGTTGGCCGTCCTGAAGTTCCTGCTAACACTGCTCCTTATTACGGTATGGATTTTGGTTTTGGCAGTGATCCATCCTTCGTGGTGAAGGTGTTCGTGTTCTACGACAAGAAGCAGATCTACATCGCCAACGAGGCTTCCGGCCGGGTCACCATGGATCAGTTGCCGCACATGGTGCGATCCGTCACCCGTGAAGATGGTGATCGGGTGTGCTGCGATAGCAGTCAGCCCGGCACTATCGAATTTCTGCAAAGCCGCGGCATCAATGCGATCCCGGCCAAGAAAGGCCCCGGCTCAGTCAAGTCGGGGATCTTGTTCCTGCAAGGTTTCGAGATCATTATCGATCCCAATTGTGAAGCCATGCAGGAAGAGGCGCACCTCTACTCTTGGATGACCGACAAGCTGACCAACCAAGCTCTCTCGACTCCAGTCGATGCCTACAATCACGGTTGGGACGCCACGCGCTACGCTGTCGAAGACGTTGCACAGGAGACCGCGCTGGACGATGACGACAGCGGCGGCGTTTTGAAACTCAAGCTTTGGTAGGATTGATCATGGGATGTGGATGCGGTGGTGGAAACAGATCATACGCCCGGCGGTCGACGCCACAGGGGCAGAGCCAGCATGCGCCGTTGACGCGCACGTTCACCAGTCCGCAGCAGAGCCACGCACCGCAGTCGGCCCCGCCGAAAGTGATTCAGTCTTCCGCACTCGCCCAGCGCCGCAACGCTGTGGTCCGCCGACAGGTCTGAATCCAATGGATAGCGATCTCCAGCGATTGGCCGCTGCCTGCAACAAGGCGGCGCAGCACTATTGCGAGCACCCCGACAGTGCCGGGCCGGAGACCGTTGCCGATATCTACCGCACCATGGCGGCCTTGGCCTCCATGCTCGACAATCAGATGAAGTATTCCCCGGTCATTCAGAAGCGATTGCACTGATGGCGTTCTCGGACTGGTTCATCAAGAGGAAGCCGGATCGCGAAGACAGCGACGAGCCGAACAGTCCGATCTATGTCATGGGCGGGCAGTCGGTCCGCTTCCTCTCGACCAAGGCAATAGCAACAGCCGATGTGGCGCAGCGCGAATCACCGCAGCTGTACCGCATCACCAATTTCATCGCGTCGTCGGTGCAAAGCGTTCCATGGTTCTGTGAAGCCGATCCGAACACCAACGTCTCGGAGCAGGCTCCGCCGGGCAAGATCAAGGCGATCAACGAACTGCTGAAATCGCCCAACGACACCTACACCAGCCAGCAGATGCAGTATTGGATTGCCCTCAATCTGATGCTGTACGCGCGGGCGCACTTCAAGGTCGGTGTCGGTACCAACGGTGTTGCCAACGGCCTCTATCCGTTGGCGGCCAAGCACGTCCGTGGCGTGATCAACACTCGCGGCGTTGTCGACAAGTACGAGTACGGCTACGGCGAGCAGCAGAGCACGCTGCCATCCCGGCGCACCGCCGAACGTGGCGGCAACACCGGCGTAGCCTACGCCGCCGAGATTGCATTCCCCAGCCTCACTGGTCTGGTCGAGTACAACAAGGCCCCGGCGGCCATCGAGTCCTTGAGCATCCCGCTGCAAATCATCAAGGCGTTGATGCAGCGCGCGCTGGACACAGCGACCGGCCACCCCAACGTCAAGTACGTGATCACGGCCGAGAAGAGCATCACGCGGCAGCAGAAAGAGGCGCTGATCAAGCACCTTGAAGAATCTGCCGCCGGTGGCGAGAAGTCCGGCGAGATCCTTTTTCTCTACAACACCGACGTCAAGGTGCACACGCTCGACAACGGCATGGGCGACATCCACTCCAAACTGCCGCTGGACGACATGACCCGGCAGATCGCTGGCGTGTTCGGCGTGCCGGTGGCGCTGTTGGGTCTAGGCTCAGCCGACGCCGCCAAGTACGCCAGCAACTACGTCGAGTCCCGTCTCAGCTACTGGCAGGACACCGTGGTGCCTTGCTACTTGGTCCCGATTGCCGCGGGCATGACGCAATCGATCTGTCCCCCGGGCGCGCGCATCAGCTTCGATCTCGATCAAGTGCCTGCGCTGTGGGAAGGGCGAGCCAATCTCGGCAAGACGCTGAGCCAAGTCACCTTCCTGTCCAACAACGAGAAGCGCGACATTCTCGGCTTTGAGCCGAAGAAAGCCGCGGCGACCCTCGACGAGAATGACAAGCTGCCGCCACCCAATGCCAAGGTGCCGCAGCTGCCCGGCCGCGACGGCGGACCGGATCCAGAGAATCCAGCGGCAGACAATGGCGGGAGAGCCTTGCAATGAAAACCCAATGGAAAGAGGGCGACACGATTCAGTGCGATATCTCGTTCAACCCGATCACGTTGAGCGATGCCCCGGGGATTCCCGAAGGCTATATTGCCGGTGTCGCCTCTACTCCGGGCACCGACCGCCACGGCCACAAGGTGATGGCCAAGGCGTTCGATGACAGCATCAAGGAAAAAGGTCTCGGCGGTCCCGGTGGCGTGCAGCTGCTGATCGGCCACGACTGGAACAAGGTCGGCGGCAAGATCAAGAAGCTGGAGACCGTCAACAACAACCTGCTGCTGGAAGGCCAGCTTTATATGGATGTCAGCTACGTCAAGGACATCCACGCCGTGCTGAAGCAGAATGGCGGCCTGAACTTCTCGGTCGGCTTCACGCTGGAGGAATTCGAGTTCAACGACGCCATGGAGAACGACGACGATCCGTGGCTGATCGTGCAGAAGGGTGATTTGATGGAAGTGTCCATTGTGACTTTCCCATCGCAAAAAGATGCCAAGATGACGTTCATCAAAACTGGATCTTCCAGCGTCTTGGAACTAGACACTATGGCGGATTTCGAAAAGGCTCTTGTGGCCGACGGACTCTGCACTAGTCGGAGAGAGGCACACAAACTTGCCCTTTGGGCGAAGAGTAATGTGCATCTTCTCCAGCCGAAAACGTCCTTGCTGACGGAAAAGGCGAAAGCTGAACCCGCGCATCCCTTGCTGGATGTATCCATGCTCAAGCCTATGGCTGAACTGATAGCCAAGGCACGGGCGCAACTCCCTTAAGCAAGGTCACAGACCATGAACTCCAAAGATAGACTGAACGCGCTCAAGTCGGGCGTGTTTCGCGGCTCGTACATCACCAAGGAAGCACCAGCCGATACGAAAACAGCAGAGGCGCTGCTCGCGCCGCTGACCACGGAGATGAGTAACATCGTCACCGCCTTGGAGAAGGCCAAGAAGGACAGTGAGGTGCAGTACACCGAACTGAACAACCACTTCGGCGGCGTCAAGGCGACCACCGAAGAGTTGAAGGCGACCGTGCTCAAGCACGCCGCCGACTACGCTGAGCAGATCAAGCAGATTCAGATGCTTGAGCAGGCGCTCAATCAGGTCAAGAAGGAGATGGATCAACCCATCATCAAGGGCGGCAAGGATCTGGAAGAGAGCGACCGCGCAGCGGCCGTCGAACTTCAGCGCCGCGCCTACTTGTTCAAGGGCGGCTCAGACTGGGACTTCAAGCCGGACCTCGACAATCTGGTCGTCGCCAAGGACTATCGTTCCGCGGTGCGCAAGATGATGCAGGTCGGCATCGAGTCCAAGGACAAGATCCGCCGCACCCTCACCGCTGACGAGACCAAGGCGTTCGAAGCATCCAGCCTCGACAGCGCGCTGTTCTCGCCTGAGATGCTGGGTATCGAAGTGAACTGTATCGTCGAGTGCGCCGAACTGCTCGATCTCTACAACTCGGTCAGCGTCGGCAAGTCGCAGTTCATGTATCCGCAGGTCAACGACTACGGTGCAATCGGCCAGTACGATTGCGATGCCAAGTGCGATGCGGAGTACGGTCCTGAAGGCAACATCACCTTCAAGAACGGTGCCGTCTCGGACTTCCGCGGCGTGTTCTGCTTCCAGCGCAAGGTGCTCGCCGAAGCCAACTACGACCTCCTCAACTTCATGTACAACGCAGCTGCGCGGTCCTACCGGATCAACCGCAACCGCGCCACCATGGTTGGTGACGGTGTCAACGAGCCTCTGGGCTGGCTGACCAACGACTGCTTCGCCAAGCGTGCAACGCCGAGCAACCTGCCGACCCACATCGACTTCCGCCTCTATCAGGGCGGCGTCCCGCTGGAGTACGGCGAGGTGACCACGGTGATGCACCAGAACACTTTCGCCTACTTCGC